TTTTCAAATATTTCAAGTTGAACCTGTGTACCTATACTATTAAATTCAGTAGGCGTCATATACCCGCGCTGTTCTTTGTTTAGTATAAGTAAAACAGTTTGATATACTGTGTTTACGTTTATTGCCATTTGTATTTTTTTATTATAATAAAGAGGCGGCGCAAACCGCCTCAATATTATTATCACATGTTATAGAAGTTTTTTCTCGATTGATTTATATACCTCTACACCTTCGTCTGTCTTCAAAAAAGAAGCAAACGCACTGTAAGGATTTTCATCAAAAGGAACAATCATTAGCTTCTTGTCGTTAGAAGTCCAATGAAAACTTTTTTGATCTGCAGCTAAATAAATTATATTAGCTTCAGTTGCTTTAATAGCAAAGTTTCTTAGTTCTACATTTTCATCATTTGCTAAAGTTAAAAACAATGTAGAGTTCTTTTTAGCAAACAATAGTAAATCTCTTTTTATTTCTTTTGAACTCATAGAAGAAACCTTTGACCCAAGCTCAACTCTTAATATAGCTTCAGCATGATCTATGTCTAGCGATTTAGCTAAATTTAAAGCTTCAATTTGAAACTCAAGATCTTCTAGTTCATCAGTTGCAACCTCTACTTTGTCAAACTCATAATATATACCACCTTTTCTTGGGTGATACAATGATAGTAGTTTTTGTAGATTTTGTTTTTCTTTAGAAACAAATAACACACCGTCTTTAAATATAACATGACCAAGAGTAGCTTCACCTTTTTGTTCATCTACAAATGGACTGTTCATGTTAGTAGCATACCTAAGTTCTCTTTGTTCACCTTTTTCTTCGTCAAACCACAATAGCGGAAATCTACGTGAGTGTCTAGATTGTATAGTGTATGTTAATGGTTGTTTGTTTCCTTTTAAGATATATGTTCTATCTTTGATTTCCCAGCCTTTTTCAACTGAGGGTTTTTCTTTTGTTTTTGCCATGATATAATATAATAAAAATGTTAATAAAGTAAATTATTGGAGGCCACGTGTTGTGACCCCCAACATTTACATAAGTACTATTACGCAGAAGCTGTAAACAACACAAAGTTGTTTGCACCTTGTGTAACTAAACATCTTTCTGAAAGGAAGTGTACTTGCATCGCGTCAAGCGCAGAAGTATAAGCACCACCTACAGAACCAGTAATCCAAGACTTCATACGTCTGTCATCAGCTTGTGAAGCGCGATAACGAACGTGAAGGAATGGACGGCGGATGTTAGTTCCAAGAATCTGATCGTAAACAGTTGATGTACCAGCAGGTATAAGAACTCCTTCAATGCCAGAAACTGCAGTAGCGCCACGAGTAGAAGCGTCATTTAAGTATTTCCAGTCAGTTTTGTAGAAGTCATATGAACCTCTTCGGAAACCACTGAACCCAAGGTTCAATGCCATTTCTTCAGAGTTTTCAAATAGCCCGTAAGCTGTACCACCTTCAGCACCTTTTGACACGCCACCTAGCATATCATCGATTTCTAAAGCTAGTCCTCGGTTTACAAATAACATGTTTTCTTCAATAGCTCCTTGAGTGTCAAGGTTTTTCAAAATACTATCAAAGTCTGTCAAACTACCATTTGCTCCGCTAAAGTTGTTGATCTTATTTCCGCGCTCTTCAACCGCAGCAAAAAGACCTTCAGTACCTTTATATCCTACAGTTCCAGCTCCAAGTGTAGATGTTCCACTTACTTTTTCGCCTTCAACCAAAGCCATTTCCAAGTAGTCTTCAAAACGTAGACGTGTTTCAGATTCAGCTTTTAGATACCATAGGAAACCAGATGTACCATCTTCAGTAGCAACTTCAACCCATCCAATCTGAGCAGTGTCAGATCCGTTGATTTGAAATTTGTCTTTGATAATGATAGGTGAGTTTGAGTACTGAGTAAAAGAAGGTGTGATTGAACGCTCGCGCCCATCAGCTGTACCTTTCTTAAATTCAGAACCGTATACAAAAATCTTAAGATCTGTTTGACCTGTAAGATCTACTTCTGTAGCACCACCACTACCGTGAAGGTCAACCTGAGTATAAGGTTTTACTGTTAGTGTAGCTAGCGTAGCAGATGTATCAGCACTAATTTCAACAAAACATTTTAGTTCTGCTCCACTAGAAGGATCCATTACTACGATAGTATCATTTGCAGAAACAACATTAGCAACAAAATCTTTTCCTGCTGTTGCATCAAGTACAAATGTTAGTGTAGTTGCTGATGCACAAGTAACATTATCATAAGCAACGTGCAAGCGGTTTTGTTCGCTCCAAATTACTTGATCAGATGTCATTGGCATTTCAGCTCCTACCATACGTAGAAAGCCAGATAGAGTACGATTTCCATATCGCTCTACTTCAGCTTCATAAATTTCGGGTAGATACTGTTGGGCAAAATCATTAGTTCCGTCGTTGAAACTTAGATAGTTTGTCTCTAGTACCTGTTGTTTTTGACTCGGCTTAATTGCGCCGAAAGTTGGGGTAACTGCCATCTTATTAAATCTTTATAATTAATTAAATCTTTTTGTTTTAACTCTTAATTTACTAGAATCTGCTCCGCTTATTGCTTTCACTTTTAATCCACCTACAAATACATCGCCTGTAACTGTTTTTCTAGGTTCAGTGCTTATGTTTTTTGATTTAGCCACCTGATCCTTAACAGCGTCAGCTTTGCCTTGCTCATAGAAATGAGAAGCTAAAGTGTCAGCATTTCTAGCCGCATATAAAGCTTTGTGATAACCAGCGTGATCAGAAACTTCTCCATCTTTATTTAAGAACGTCTTAATAAAGTTACCAATGTCTCCTTGCTCTTTAACTAATTCACTAGGATTTTTAACACCATACCTAAATTTTTTGTCCCCAACTTTAAAGTCAAAACCTTTGAATTCACTGTTGAAAAGATTACTAGTATTAGTTTTAAATCTTTCGTGTTTTTGCTTTACTGCTTCTTGTTCTTGATTATATCGGTTGAAAAAGTCAACTGCTTTTTGTTGTTCTTGAGTTACGCCCGGTCTCAACTTGATCTCGTCGTAGTATTTATCTTTCAATCCCTCTAAAAAGTTTTTGGCTTTTGCAACTTCTTCTTTATACGCAAGTTTCTTTTTGCGTATATCTCTTTCATCATCTAGCTCTTCATCGTAACTAAAGTCTTCCATTAGTAGACCTATGTCTTCAGCGTCTAGATGTGGTTTTGTTTGTTTATAGTATTCTCTAATCAATGTTGCTTGATCAACATTAGAGTAATCCGTGTTCAAGCGAACATAATCTTGTACAGTACCACCCGTTTCTTTCATAAACTTAACTAGTTTATCTACGTTTTCAGGTAACTCTTCTTGTGGTTGAGCTTGTGGTTCTGGTTGAGTAGGTTCTACTTTAATATCTTTTTTCGCTTGCTCTACAGGTTCATCTGTTACTTCTTGCAGAGGCGACTCTTGCTGTTCTTCTTCAGCGGGCTCTTGTAATTCTTGTCCCACTTCTTGCAATCCCACTTCGGTTTCTTGCCCTGCTTCTTCGCTTGATTCATCTGTGCGTAGCACGCTTCCCTCTGTGCTTGTGTCTTGAACGGCATCTTCTTCTTTTATTACAACTTTAGTTACTTCTTCTTGTGGTGTTTCTACTTCAGTATCTTTAATTTCTACTTTAACAACTTCAGGAGTATCTACTAATTGCTTTGGCTTAGTTTTTTTTACTTTAAACTCGCCTTCTTGTTTAACTTCTTCTGACATAATAAAATAATATATAATTAATAAAAATTTTTATCTTGGTTCAAACTGCTCTAAACCAAAACCACCTAACGAATCATTACCAGCTGACTCAAAGTTTTTTGGTAACTCATCGTTTTGGCGTTGCGATATCATTTCAGACTGTTGCGTGCCAATTATTCTAGCACGTTCGTCTTTACGATTTTCTATTTCTTTTTCTCTTTCTTTTTCAATATCTGCTCTAGCTTGAGCTAGCTGCATATTGTATTCAAACTCTTGAGCCATAAGTTGCTTTTTAATTAAAGCCTCTTGCTCCATTTTCTTTATTTCAAACTCAGTTTTAGCTTGCTCAATCTGTACTTTTGTTTGAGCCATAGCTTGATCTTTTTGCACTTCAGCCATAGCAGCTTTTTCTGTTGCAGCTGCATTAGCTTGAGCTTGAGCTTGTATGTTTGCTTGCTGAGCAGCTTGTGCTTCTTCAGCTTTTACTTTTTGTCTAAACTTAAGATACTGATTAGCTAGTTTTATATTTTTTATTTCTCTAATATCAATAGCGTCTTCTAAACCTATTTGCCCTGACTGCAATGCTACTTGAATATTTTGCTCTAACTTTTGTTGCTCTTCTTCGTCGGGTTCTAGCTCTAAGAATATACCAAACTCGTGTATACTTAGTTTATCTATTTCTTCTAGCGTAGCTATATTAAATTGATTTATACTACCCATTAAAGCCTCTTTAGTTAATGGGAAACTTAATGCATCTGCAGCTCGTAAACTTATATTCTCTGCAGCTCTAACTGTTAAATACATTAATGACTGTAGTACGTGTTTTGTAGCTGTGTTAGAATTAGCAGCTGCAAGTTTTTGTAAACCTACTAAAGCGTCTTTACTCGGCTGACTACCATCGCGAGCTTCGTTTAGCCCCGTCACGTCGCGTATCATTTGTAAATAATACTGATACGTTTGTATTAACGATTGTATTTTAGCCATGCCATTAGAAGTCTGCAGCTCTTGTATTGGTACTTGACCTCTATTAGGATCACCATCTTGAGTCATAGATCTACCTACAATGCTACCAGTTTGAAAATACATATTCAACGCCTCTTGAGGATTGTATGTAGTTCCATTGCCTAAATCAACTTCAGATAAACCATCAACATCAACATACACACCATCTGGCACCATACGTGATAACACTTGTTGTAACTTTAAATGTGTAATTTGAATCATATCAGCAAAGCCAGTAATACGGTTTACTAAAGAATCTATACGACCTTTATACATACGAGGCGCTGATATAGCGTAATTCATATTAACCTTAGTAACATCACCATAAGGTCTTGACATGTTTTCAGATAACCTCCAGTCAAGCATTGAGTTCATACCTAGAACTTTAGCCCCTGTATATAAAACCTCTATACTTCTTGAAACTCTTTCGAAGTTATCGTTTGGTGGTGGATTAAATGTGTCAGGTTTTTCTAATACTTTTTCTAAACCTTGATCAGTCTTTTTTATTTTAAATACTTGATCGTGATATGTTTTGTATTCAAAGAATAATATTTGAACTTGATCTCTTTGATCTTGTCCCCACCAGTTTGTTGTATAATTACTACTACCTGGATATTGCTGTATTTCTTCTAGCTGTGCATCATCTAAATAAGGAAACAAACGTTTTACCTCAGACAAGCTCATACTTTTAACTTCACCGACATAATATATGTCTTCAAAGTTAGGATCTTCTGTGTAAGAATAAACAAGAGAAGCTGGGTCTACGTGGTCAACAGTAATACCTTCAGACAAATTAAAGCTAGTTTTTACAGCACCTATACCTAACACGGTAAGATCGTAAGCAACTCGCTTCTTTACTTCATCATACTTATTATAATCTAATACATTAGATATTAATTCTTCTTCTGCTATTTCTACACTTTGCTTATAATTTAATTGCATGTAAAGATCTAGTTCATTTTGATCTTTAGGTAGATTAGCAGGATCTGGACTGGCATAAAAGTTTTTACCAAGCGCAGCATTAAGAGTTTCAATGGTATTTTTATTTTCCATATCTCTAACAGCTGCCATAGCAAAATCTGTTCTTTGCTTTATAGAGTATGGGTCTTGTGCAAAAGATTTTAACTCATAACCTTTATCAGTCATACCATTGACTACAATATCTACAAATTTAGATAATATAGGTACTGGTTTCCAGTCAAGATTTAAATATGACAAGTCACCGTTAATAGCTAACTCATCTTTATATTTTTGTATAGACTGCTCACCTCTGGCGTATAATTTTAATCTGTTAAAATTTTGAAAGTTAGCCGTAAACCTCTCTAGTCCACCTCTATTACTTCTAAACCATTCATTTTCAACAGCGTTACCGACTTGTAGTCCATAGTCATAAGAACTCTTAACCTCTTCAGGTACCACCTGATCTGGAAATGAACTATTGTAGTTAGTATAAACCATTTATTTATGTTATTATTTTTGAATTAATTCCTTGGTTATTATATCTTTTAAAACCAAGAGGCACTACGTTTGTTTGTCTTTCAGCAACAGGTCTATATTTGTTTCTGTTGCAAGCCATTATTGCTAAACCAGAGCTAATCGAAGCATCGTGTTTAGTTCTACTGTTTATATTAAATGTAGCCCAATCTTCTAATGTTTCTTGAAAGTACATATTGCCGTACGAATCATTTATAATACCTACGTGGTTTTCTATATAATATTCTATAGCGGCAGCGTGAGCTTGTTTAATATCTTCGCTTGAGTTAGGTATTCCACCTATTTCTTTTTCAGACGTTGATAGCTTATGATAAACTTTATCAGGTCTGTTCATTGAAAACTGTCTATAACCTCTACGTTTTAAATAATACAATAATCGAGGTTTGTTGTTTTCTGCAAGTATAGGCATACCATAAAATACTAATGCCATTAAAACATCTTCAAAAAACAT